TGGCTGGGTACCGCTCCATTCGTAATTTGATTGGATCGGACGCCCTAAACATCGCCTTCGGATGGACTCCGCTGATTCAAGAGTATGCCAACATCATTAAGGTTGGTATGAATCTTGAACGTGTCATCTACTACGAGTCGTTCCGTAGGAAGAGACACTGGGACGGCCCTGTTCGTTCTCAAGAGAACGATTTAGAGGTTGCACTCACTAACATGGATGCACCTTATTCCCGTAATGCGCAATTTCTTGCGCCTGGGGATATTCCAGGACCGAATTACGGCTACGCTCATATTTATGATGCGCATCGTTCGCAGACCGATAGTGAAAACTATCATTGGTCCTCGAAGTACACGGGCCTTGCTAAAGCAGGTCCGCGTGCCGAATCCTTCAGCAGTCAAGCGATGGATGTTTTCAAGAGGTTGGGACTGGTCGATGACCCACAAGTATTGTGGGATTTGACGCCATACTCCTGGCTAGTTGATTGGTTCACCACTATGGGTGAATCGATTGCTAATGCAAACACCTATTCTCCCCTTACTGGGAAGTACAGTGTTGATTACGCCTATATGACTACTAAACGCGTTCAGAATATTGAGGCCGATCTCATAAGATTGACTTCAAGTCCTGATGCCTTTAAGTATCTGACAGTGAAGGTTCCCAAAGCTTTTGGGATTTCCACCACTGTTTGGCGTGAACGTGCGACGCCTTTCGGCTTCGGCACCCAACTGGGAAGCTTGTCAGCTTCTCAATTTGGGATCCTAGTGGCTCTGGGTTTAGCCCAGAACCGCTAACACAATTAAACAACAACCGAATAATAATTCAACATGGACAGGAGTCCAAGATGGCATACATCGATCCTCAGGCAATCACCGTTGACGCGGTACCTTACTCGCTTCCGCGAGTTATCACTGGTACCACTGTTGGTAAGTTCGTGGCCGCAGATGCGACCCGCGAACTCACCATCGACCCTCGTGGCTCGGCTAAGCGCCGACGCAACGTTGCACGCTTCTTTACGAAGCGTATTGCCCTTGATCCGCTTGGATCCGGGCTGTCGACTCAGGTGCAGAGCATGGTTTCGGTCACGATTGACCGGCCTAACTCTGGAACTACAGACGCTGATATCGAGAAGGATCTTCTCGGCCTCATCGCCTGGCTCACTGCCAACACCAACGCGAACCTTAAGAAGTTCGTCGCTGGTGAGAACTAACCAATGACTGAGACGATTCTTATCCTCTCAATCATCGGCCTGACTGGCCTCGTCGGTATTTGTATCGGCGGGGTCTCAGGTCTAGTTCTCTCTCGAGGCCAGACGGCTCGCGCCGTTTGACCTAGAGGGACGGTGTCCCGTCTTGGCTTGGAACTACTAGCCCTTAGAAAGGGGGCAGAGTTGAAAAGCCAAGTAATCCTCCTAGAGCATCTCTTGCTAGACGCAGGAGATGCTCTTGGGTTCAGTGTAAAGAGAGATATTGAAACTCTCTATCGAAGATACGATAAGGAAGGTTTACCTTTCTTAACGATCACATTGCCAC